GTCGGTGCCTCGATCCAGGCCGCCGATCCGACGTGGGCACGCTGGGCCATCGTCTCTTCGGGGTACTTCTCGAAGACGTTTGCGTTGCGGTTGGGGCGACCCGGGGCAGAGATGTAGCCCTGCATCGCGCCCTTGGCGAACTCCGTGGGGACGTCGGTATCGGTGCCGACGCCCTCCTGGAAGCGCAGCGGCCCGCGCTCGCCGGGAGCACCCGGGGAGAACTTGCGGTCGTACATCTGCGGCGCGCGCTCCGGGAACATGGGGGCGGGGCCGATGGTGGGAACGGACATTCAGACTCCTAAGGTTGAGGTACCTCAGTCCTAATGCTGAGGCCTCTCGGGCGAGATGTCAGGATGAACGGCGTCCTCAACTTCTTTGGTCAGGACCCGCAGTTGCTGGATCTCCATTCGGAGTTCCTTGACGATCAGGTGTAGATCGCGGTTCTCATTACGGAGGGCCTCGATCTCTTGTCGGGCCTCTTCGAGTTCCTTACGAACCTCCGTAAGGACGTCCGCAATCGCGTCCACGGCCGCACCGGCGCTGTTGACGACGTTGGAGTGCACGTCTGACTTCTGCTTTGGGCGGGTCGTGAAGTAAGTGGCTAGCGCAGCAATGGGTGCTGCTAGCAGTCCTACCGCGGCAACAAGGAGCGACGTATCCACAGTAATGGTTTCCATGGCGGGTACCTGAGGATCGACTAGTCGGCGTTAATGCCGAAGCGAGGGTCCTTAGGGTCGAGTGCCGAGATGATGATCGGAAGAACTGAGGCGATTCCTGCGGAGACCCATGTGCGAAGGTCCGTGGCGTCCACCGAGAAGACGTCTGCGCCGTCTGCGAGAAACAGACCCAAAACGACAGCGAGGAAGACCTTGGCGTATGACCAGGCCATCCGGGCCCAAGGGGAATCAAGACTCATGCGAACCTCCTGTCGGTTCCTCTATTGTCGAAGAGGTGCTACCGATGCGTCACTGCAAACTCACGCAAAGAACGGGTTCTCCGAAACCTCTACGTTGGGAAGAGTCAGATCTGCAGTCAGGCTGCACGCAATGGCCAGTGAGTCCACGAAGTCGTCGTGTGCGTGTGCCTCGTCGGGGGCAGCCACCAACATGTTGGGACCTTTGAAGTTGACCTCAGCATCCGTCATCTGTTGGTAGAACCTCTTCCATGCGCGAAGGCGACGTGTCTTCGCGTGCGAAGGCCAGCCCACAAGGCGCCGCTGCATGAGTGCCTGAAGGTGTTTCCAACGTTTCGACTGCTCGCTGGGGCTTGACGTGAGAGAGATGACCTCGGCCCGCGGAAGAAGAATCTTTAGTCGCTGCGCGACCGCGTCGCCGACTCCGTTCGCGTCTACACCCACAGCCAGAATGTCGTAGTTGGATAGGAAGTTCGTGATTTGGAAGTACTGATCCTCCCAGTCATCTCCCTGTATCTCTAGCCAGTTAAGAACTCGGTGGTCGAAGTACCCAAACTCATCAGGGCGATCCCAGTCAACCCAGACAACGGTTACGACCGTTGAGTCGGTCTTGCGAGCCGGGTCGATACCGACGACGACCGGGGACCTGAACCATGACTTCACGGTCTCCTGAGAGGTATCCCCGAGGTCATCCATGAGACTGGATGTGACGAACATGCCGCGTTCGAGAAGCCACTTGCAGTTGTAGGACATTTGGAACTCGTCTGAGTCCTCACCGATGCGGAGCATCTCCTTGCGGATGAACTTGGCGTAGTTCTCGTTGTACTTTGAGACGTCTCGCCAGTTCCATTCGAAGTGGTTCTGCCGCGCAGCCCTTCCAGTTTGACGGCGGCGGTTGAGTTGAATGGACCGGTAGAAGTTGTTCTTCGACGTGGTTGGTGTACCTGTTTTGACGAAAGTACCGGCGTAGTACGCCAGCATGGGCGCGATGGACTTGACGACCACGAAGTCGTCGGCTTCCTGACACTCGTCGACCACCACCAGGTGGAAGGACTTTGACTCGATCTTGGCCCGAGGGTTCGCGGTCATCATCGTGAGGGTCGAGCCCGACTTCTTGAGGCGGATCGACTTGGTGACCCCGGGTACGCGCCCCGTTTCGTCATCGATCTCCGGATCACCCAGGATCTCCAAGGCTCTCTCGGAGGTCAGTCGCGTCACGGTACGGCCGAAGAGTGTCTCGGCCTGCCCCTCGGTTGGCGCGAAAAGGCCCACCCAGAATCCGTCCTTGAACTTGCCGAGAAGGTCCGGGTAGATCTGTGCCAGACGGGGCAGCAAGACCATGAGCGTGGCCACAGTGTTGGCGATGGTCTCGGACTTGCCGGACTGGCGGGCTGCGAGACCGGTGATCTCTTCTCCGTCCCCGATGATGACGGACTCGATGATGCGCCGGGAGAGTGGTTCTTGATAGGGGTGTAGAGAGTGCCCGACCAGGACCTCCATGAACTGCATCGTTCGATCGACCAGTTGGTCAACGAAGTCCTTGGACAGTTCGTCTAGAGCCTCCTCAGAGGACTCCTGGTCCAGGGTCTCTTCGAGGGCTTCGTCTTCGAGGTCGTTTGTCATATCCGTCCGGATGGTGGTCGAGGTGAAGGCCCTCCTAGCCTTCGCCATCCGGGCGGGACTGTCAGTACAAACTACCGGCCTAGCGCGCCGTACACCTGGCTGTGGGCGACTCCGTAGACCTTGGAAATCGAAACCGGGCTGAGATGTCCAACCTTGTTGAGGACCCGCCACTCATCGGTTCGGGACTCGGTAGGCGTGGCCACCGGCTCTTCCATGCACCACGACGAGCAGTAGACTTTGTTTCGGAGCGCTACCAGCCCGTCTGTCCAACCGATGGTCCTGCGGCAAGAGGCGCATCTGACGCCTAGCGGTTGCGGGGCCCGATTCGGCTTGGCGGTACCCACTACAGCCCCTCGCTTCGGGCGATATCCGTGAGCCCGTTGATGAGCGAGAAGATGGTGTCGGAGTTGAGAGGAAACCAATATCCGCGTCCGTACTCATCAAGGCTGGGGATGTAATCACGAAGTTCGATCACGCGTACGCCTTCCACCTCCACGATACGGACCCGGCACTCCAGATCTGTCGCTTTCGCGATCGTTTGAACAACCCGGGCCGATGCTGGATTCTTTGCCATCACATGCTTCCGTCTCGTAGTCGGTATGTTGCTGTTGTGACGAATGCAGACTACCTCACCGCGGGTTCATAGTACAACACCCCTCGCGGGGTACTGACGGGGCCACACTGAGTACCCACCCGTTTACCCAGCCGCCTACGAGAATTCATGACCGCTTATTCTCACTCGTCAGTCTTGCTGCCGGTCAAGTAGTAGGTTCTGCGGACAGTCTTCACCCACCATCGTTTCGGGGGAAACACATGTCGATGCTTTGTTCTTTCAGCCCGCTGGACCGTGGGTACGACACCACGGGTACTGACAGCGACGGCAATGTCCACTTTGCCATTGAGGCTACGTCGTGCGTGACGCCTGATCAAAGGACATTCATTCAGGTGGACTGCTTATGCGGTAGAAGCGGCGCCGACGAGGCCCTACACAACGAGACGCAGGCCGTCACGACGGTACGCGTCTGGCGAACTGCACACCGGGGCATATTGCCCGATTAGCCTCGGCGGCGCGCCAGTTCTGTGGTCGCGGCCAGCAAGACCTGGGCGGCGGTGTGGGCATCTTTCAAGAAGACGTCTTGGGGGTCGCGTAGGTACGCCGTGAGGCTGCGCCCGGCGGCGTACAGGGCCTGGTCAGACCAGGCCACGATGTCCTCCTGGGTCATCTTGGAAACCCTGCGGTGCACCTTCTCGGGAATCTCCGCCTCAAGAGCCTTACGCCTGAACATCTATCTCTCTCCATCCAATGGCGCCCCGCAGGGCGGTCTCTTCGTCCTGCTGCTCGGTCCAGCGACCCAACACCACGGCCCGCGTGGACAGCGGGACCCGGAAGACCAAGGACGCCCCGGCTCTGTACGGGTACTCGATCTCTGTGGTCTGCCCGCGGTCTACTAGTGGGAACCTGCGAGTGGGATACCGCATTCCGTGGACGAAGGTCTTCTTTCCGATGTCGTGAACCTCGGGCACTACTTCCTGGCCTTTCTGGGCTTCTTGCTCTTGGTGGGGTTGATGCGGGCCGCGCTACGGTCTGTCTGTCCGGTCAGTTGTCCGTCGTAGACCCACTGCCCGGTCCTGGCGATCCGGTAGAGGCCCTCGCGGGCCGCCATGCTGGCGCTCGCCATACTGGCGGTGCCTCGGGGCTTGGCGTCCAGCACCGCGAAAATGTAGCGGCCCTTCGAGTGGTTGACCTTGAAGGACGCCCATTCGCCCTCGGAGACGTCGTAGTAGTTGTAGAACGTTCCGTCTCGGAAAACCACAGTCAAGACTTTGCGGGAGCCGTCGTAGCCTGCGGCAACGGTGCGGGGCCTCTCCGGGTTGATGCTTGACGTTGGGATGAGCGTGATCGGCGCCGGTTCACGACCCGACCCAGAAACGACGGGCCCTCCGGTGGGTTGGCCAGTGTCCGGATCAATTACCGTCGTGGCGAGGTTCGCGTAGTTATAGCCGGACTGGTCGTAGTCGAAGTACTCGTCCCAGGTGCCGCCCGTGGTGTCGGAGTCTCCGAACGCGCCCTGCGCGGTCTTGAACTCTGCGGTCTGCGCCGCGACCGGCAGACCAGCGAAGGGGGACACCACACGGGTGCGGTCCATCAGTGACGCCGCGGCGACAGCATCGTCTACCGTCATGGCGTAGCCGCCACGGCCGCTGGCGATTCTCTTGGGCACTGCTGTGGGGTCCAACCGTGCCTCGTAGTTACGGCGGATGGACATCTCCTGAGCCGACGGCAGCCGCACTGAGTTCTTGCGACTGACCCCGTCGGGGTTCACGCGAGCCATCAGGTTTCCTCGCCGGGGCAGTGGTGTGATGCGGCCTCGGTGTCCTCGATAACGGATCCGCAGGAGGTGCACCGCAGGTACGTCGGAACGCGGTAGCCGTTCTGCGCGGTGGCTCGGGGGTCAGGGTCGTTGGGCTCCACGGGCTCCACAGGATTGGGGGCCATGACCTCGCTGGGCCAGGGACCTCTCGGCTGATGGGCCGTAGTGGGAATGGCGTGCCCCTGAACCGCTGGCCGCCGAATGACTCGCACGACGCCTACTCTTCGGTGCTGTCTGCCTCAGGCTCGTCTTGAACCTCCGGCTCCGGCTGCGATGCTTCCTCGGCCGCGGCCTCGACCTCCTTGGGAGCAGACCGACGGCGGCGAGGCTTCAGGCTGGACAGGGCCGCGTCACGCTTCTCGGCGAAAGCCTCGGTGGTGGGCAGTGACCCCGCCTTGGCGGCCTGCTTGAGGAACGAGGGCAGGTGCGCGCTGCAGTATGGCGTGGGCGCAAGTGGCTTCGGGTCGTAAATGTAGACCGCGGGGGAATCGCAGTTGGCGCAGTTCATCGAGAACCTCCTCTGTCACGCCAACGTACTTCAGGACGGATTTTCATAGTGGCTATACGCGTCGCGATCGTTGGTGGTCTACGGCGTGGAAAGACCTTCCAACGGCGACTGGCGGCCAACAGTGTCAGTCTTCACGCTTTGAACGGTTGATGGCATTCCTAGTCTTGGTAGAACGGTCCCTGTCACGCTTGGTTCGGCGGTCTCCGAACTTCTGCACCTTCTGGTTCAGTTGATAGACCCCAGGGGCCCCTTTACCGAACTCGAAGTCAGGACGGCTGGCTTTGCCCATCACGTCTCCGCACGCTGGATCGGGTCGTCATGCTGGGGCTGGACTCGATGTTCGACCGAGAACGACGCACGACCTCGGGGGCGTACGCCACGGCCTCCGGGTGGTCGAGGAGACCCACCAGTTTGGTGTAGTAACTGGTAGCGCTCAGCCCCAACTCGGTGCGGATGGCCTCGTCGCGGTGCCCGACCTTGGTCCAGGACTGTCGACCGAAGTCCAAGATGCTCTTCTCGTAGTCCGTCAGAGGTGGCCGGGAGGATCGGTCTGCGGAGTCTTCGAAGTCTCCGCGGTTTCTCATGGCTTGACCTTGCCGAACATCCGCCGCTGCGTGTTTTCGGAGAAGGCTCCGTGCGCGTTCTTCCAGCCCTGCCCCCGCTGGAACATCCTGACAGCGTCCTCCGGGTATCCCTGATCACCCGCGGGCAGAACGTCCTTGTTGTAGAAGCCGAGGTCGTGCAGGCGGCATGTCACGCGCCAGGCAGCCTTGTTCTTGAGGCCCTCCAGGCGGGCCTTCTCGACCGCGCTCTGGGTTGGTACGGTGCCGTCCCAGATCTCGTCGGACTTGAGGAATTTCTTTGTCGTGGCCCTCCAGTAGGGCGCGTTGTAGTTCTGGACCGCGCTGCTTCCTGGGTACTCACGCCAGGCACCGTCAAGGGTGTCGTTCTTTCGACCCACGCAGGGGCTGGGACCCGTGGGGTTCCAGCCATGACACCCGTCGGTGTAGCACTTGTGAGTGCCGATGGCCTTGTCTACGTCCCAACCACAGAGATCAGCCAGTGCAGCGAGCGTCCTCCCCGTGTTCTCGATCTGGTAGTCCGTCAGAGAATCCGTACGGACACCCTTGTCGTCGATCTCGATCCCGAACAGCCGAGTCTGACCAAGGAATCCACGCGATGGGATTCCGAGTGCGGGGACTGGGCCGCCGTCGCCACAGTGGTAGGCGCTACCGGCGCTAAGGAGGTACGTCTCTCCCGGAGCCTTGCCGACAAGAAGATTGCAGACCGGCTTGTCGTACGCAGTGACCGCCCAGTAGAGAACACCGTTGATGTTGCCAGGACGGGAATTGGGATTGGCTGTGTGATGAACGACGGCGCCGGTCAAGCCGGGAGAGCCATCAGGACCTGACCACGGACGACCGATGGTGTCCCATGCTTTGTAGGTCTGAAGATCAACGCCGTAGTCACGGAGCGCGGCCAGCATCTGTGACGGGCTTGGATTCAGTGTGCTCATGCGCTTGCTCCGCTGTCGGCGTCCCGCACGTCCTGTGGATCTGGGTCGGCGACGACTGTGTCGGCTGTGAAGGCGCCCCTGAGGACGTTCCAGCCTCCGTGTGTAGTGAGTTGCTCGTTGGACATGACGTCAGCGAGGTCTTGTCCACCACCGGATCCCAACATCCGCTTGGTTGTGGGTGTGGCTTTCCGAGTTTTCGGATCTACCGGCATCAGGGCACCTCCGGGTGATGTCTCCCTACTCAGGGTGCCGTACGTTTGAAGACCCGTCCCAGCAAAGTTCGTGCTGTACTCCCACAAGCGCAGTCCTTCTTGGCGCTCACCACTTCACCTTGTTGGCCCAGTAGGCCGCGCTCATCTTGCCCTTAGCGATGTTGTCGGCATGGCGAGCCTTGAACGACTCGCGGCGGTTTCGGTAGGACTCTGACTCACCGTCCTTCTTCGGAGATCCCTTAGTGCCCTGCTCTCCGAAACGGATCAACTTGACCTGGTCGCCTTCCTTGGCGACTACGGCGTGAGACTTCGTCGGATGGTCGGGGGTCTTGACTGGCTTGTTGTAGCCCGATGCGCCGATCTTTGTCAGTCGGGGGTCCTTCTTAGATTCCGCCATCACTTGGCCCTTCGCTTGTTCTCCTTGCCGATGTTCTCTTTACGAGATACCGCCCGGAGATTCTTGTTTGAGTCGTTGTTCTTGTTGTTGTCCTTATGGTCGACGTGTGTCGATTTCGGCAAGTTCTTGCCGGTTTTGGACTCGTAATCGGCTCTGGCCTTGTTGGTAGACGTAGTAGAGCCGTCTGATTTCCTAATCACGTATATCTTGCGGCCGTCATTCTGCTTTGAACCCTTGTACGGTCCGTAGACCTTGGAGCCGTCGGCACGCTTCTTGGGCTCAGGCATATCCCCACCAGTGCTGGCCGGGATTCTCGTACGTGAAGATCGACGGGCCGGTCTGGTTGAGAGACCTGGCGCGGTGTCGCGAGATGGGCACAGTGCCCGTAGCACCGAAGAATTCGAACTCGCTGCGTCGCATCTCAGGCCTTCGGCGCCTTCGGGGCACGGGGCTTTTTGGCCCCCTGTGCAGGTGCCGCCTTCTTAGCCGCTGCCCGCTTGGCCGGGGCAGTTGACCCCGAGACCGACGTCGGAGAGGCTGAGACGGGCTTGCTGGGGCCGCTGCTTCCGGCCGCGTGGTCGTAGTTCTCTCGCGTCAACTTCGCGTCGAGCCTCTTGCTCGATCGTGCCTGCTTACCGCGCTCGCGCTCCATGCGGACTTCGTGTTCGCGATCGGCGGACCTGTTGCTCATCTCGAAGGTTCGCTGTGCCAGACGCTGCTGGCCTTCACCCTCAAACTTCCTGTCCTGCATCGACCGCTCATGATCGAACCGATTCTGGTCACGATTGGCGTTTTCGAATGCCTGGGCATGGAAGAGTTCCATGTTGTAGGCGTGCTGCTGAGCGGAACGCTCCACAGCGCTGGAATGCTCGGTGTTGATGCGGACCTGCTCCCGACGGCGGTCATCCATACCGTCGAACAACTTCCGCAGGGGCTTGACGAGATCGAAGCCGCCGTTGCTGTAACCGCCGCCTAATGCACCAGACATGGAACCTCCTGCAACCATGGTGGCTGCAGAAGGGCCCCACGTCAGGCCTTACGTACCGGGGGCAACTGGATCTCCAGCATGTTCTCGTACAGGGTCACATACGGGGCAAGCACGTACCCGCTGCTGGTCAGCCGCAGCGCGTAGAATGTGAAGGACCAGCCTACAGACACTTCTTGGGGAACTGCGCGTAGTAGCGTTCAAAGGGAATGACGATCCAGTTCTGGTGATGCCAACTCGACCATCCTCCGTACGCCGAGAAGTCGTACGACACCTGTCCCTTATGGACTCGAAGGCCCCAGGGCTGCCAGTTCATATCGCGGACCATCTTGCGCATGGCGGTGAAACTCTGAACCGGGTCGTAGATGTTGTCGGGCCAGTACTTGGTCCCGCTCCAGGCTGGCGAATTTAGTTGGACTATCCCGAGGTCCGGATACGTGTTCTCGTTCGGGTTTCCATTGGACTCTCTTTGCGCAATCGCCCACGCTACGCGAACTGAGGCGCCCTTGATTCCGGCCTCACGGATCCAGGCGACCACTTGGTCCTTGCAGCGGTTCTTCTCGGTCTTCTTGCGTTCGTTCTCCTTTACGGTCTCCTGGATCTGCAGTACTTGTGCCTTTGGGGCCTCTACTGCGGGTGCCGAATACAGGGAGGAGGCAGCAATGACCGCCGCAACAAGGGATGACAGCAAGGAATCGCCTTTCGTAGGGGGCAGGACAGGGGCCTCGATCGGGGGGTCAGAACTCGTCGTCGCCCCAGTCGATGTCCTCGTAGTCGCGGAGGATGAACAGCGCGAGGGTTCCCACACACCAGCCGACGACTGCTCCCGTGACGGCGAGGATCCCCATACCCACGAAGGCCCATGGACTCATCCCGACAGTGTACTAGAAACTGCGGGTCAAACAGACGGACCGGCGTGTCCGTTTACGTTTACAGGTAGCGCGAGAAGATCGCGTCAATCTCGTCGCGATGCGACGGCGACATGGCGCGTGCGCGCTGGAAGTCCCATTCCTCTCTAAGGGAGCGATAGCGGGACTTGGCACGGAATCTATTGAGGATGCTTCGCATACATCGAGGGTGTCACTCCATCACACGCAGCGTCACCTGAAGGTCTGTGAGGTCTCCCACTAGTTCCGCTTCCCCGGTTGCTGACGTGGAAGGACTCGAACCTTCAACCGTCCGGTTAACAGCCGGATACTCTGCCAGTTGAGTTACACGCCATCAGTCGTCGTCTGACCAGTCTCCATACAGGATGGTCCAGATGTCATCGTCCATGGACTCACGGTAACGACTTCTTCTCCCGTGCGAGGGCTCTACTCCAGGTCCATCGCAGGACGATCTGCGTCCCGTAGAAGACAACCGCAAAGACCACCAGGTAGGCCGCAATGATCACGTTTGCGCGGCCCACCCGGTGGTCCCTGGGTAGCGGGTTAGATAAACGAACTCTCGGTAGACGTGAGAGGCCCGAAGGGCCGCTCGCGAAGTTCCGCCGCACGCCGTAAGGCGACAATGGAGCCGTTTAAGACTGTGTTGACTACGGGGTGTGCGCGAACCTGACCAGGGCCACGACCTTGCTGTTGTAGCCGCCGCTGGGGTTGATGACCGTTCCGGCCGCCGGGGTCTGGGTCTTGATCGTGCCGTTGTTGCCAGCGGTGGCACCGGCAGCGTTGTTGGCAGTCGTGACCGCACCCTTGGTGAGTCCAGCAGCCGTCAGTGCTGTCGTCGCTGCGGCCTCGGTCATGCCGACCACGTTGGGAACCGTGATGTCGTCCCAGGTGCCGGTGTTGTTGTTCACGAAGCCGGGGTAGCCGCTCCAACCGGAGGACACGATGTTGTGGTTATCGAGGTCCGGGTCAAGGGGCGTCACTCGGTCGTCGTTGGGCTGCATGGGCATGTTGCCCCACACGTAATCGACGGCGACGTTACCTGCGTCATCACGGGCCATTGTCTGTCTCCTCAGTTCGGCTTGCTTTCATGATCGACAATGGGCGCCTCGATGTCAGTGTCAAGTGACCACGTCTCTAGTAGGACACTGTTCTTGGCGACTAGTGCATCCATGTGCCGCCTTGCGTGATGGCCGCAGAGGTAGATGTTCTTGCCCGAGGACAGCGTGACCTCGAACTGCGACATCGCCGGGCAGCCGTCGCAGCGTTCCTTGTTCATTATGTGGAAGTCACCTCAGCCCCCGCCAGCGGATGGGCTGGTAGGCCTCCTGGTTGACCCAGCCCTCTTCACCTGTACCGAAGATCTTCTGATCGAGGGTGGGCTGGTACTCGGTGTGTCTCATGATCCGGGTAGGTACCTTCTGGCGGCGAAGTTCAAGGACCGTCTCCCGGGCGGAGGTCCCATCGAGATCTCCAAGGCTGTCCCTAAAGACGGTTGCCCTCTTCACCTGGCTGAGGGGAATCGGCCCTCCGTGGACCTGGACCTCGCGGTACTCCTCGTCCGGATGGTGATCTCCATAACGGTGGTAGATGCTGAGGTCGTCGACGTCATCTTTGGTGTAGTTGCGCTCGTCGTAGGAGCCCGTCCAGGAGTCGAAGTTGTTCAGCGAGTCGCCGGGAGTGGTGGTCACTCGCCGGTCTCCAGTGTGGAGATCAAAGGTCACATCTCCGTACACGCTCGGATGTTCGCTGGACTTGCTGCGCAGACTTCCGTAAATGGGTCGCTCCTCATGGGGAGCGTCCCGGGGGATGTCGAACAGGCCTGCTTCCACGCCACGGCGGTTGCGTTCGTAGGCTCCGCCCATTCCGCCGTACAGGGTGGCGCCGGGGGCGAAGCCGTTCATGATGTGACCGCTGTGGGACACCCGACGAGCGCCGATGTGCGGCATGCTCACGGAGACTTCCTGGTCCTCAGCGGGGCCTGCGGACCGGGCCTGCGCACGCTGGGATCCGGCCCGCATCATCTGGCCCGCGTAGCGGTCGAAGTCTGCCCCCAGAGACGGCTGCTTCCATTGCCCGAACTGCGACGAACTGCCGTGCGAGTACCGCTCTTCGTTCATGACTACTATGGTGCAGGTTGTAGTTACAGATGAACTGCCTAAGTGGGCGGCGTGCACCCGCAGTCGCGCTGCAGTGCGCCCTTGAATGCTTCGTGGGCTTCGTGAAGTGCCGTTAGGATGTCTTTGTCTCTCCAGAGATCTTTTGGGACCTGGATCGGCGATAACGACGGTGTTGTGTCGCTGCGCAACTCCCCCCAACGAACCACGAAGACGCGGCCTGTCAGCGGCAATCGCCTACCGACGTCGTCGAGTGCTTCCTGCGGGCCCTGGATAAGGTTCGTGAAGTCCACAAATGTCCACTCTGCTTGCGTCTGTGCACGCAGGAGAGACCGGTAGTGTCGTAGGTATCCGGCAACTTCGTCTTCTGCGTGACTCGTAGTTCCCTGAAACCGGAGGAAACTCTCTGCGGCCTCACGGGGACATCTCACCGGGGACAGCACGCGAATACCGCTGCCCGCGCAGGTCTGTACATTCTGAATAGAATGCTTGATTTCAGTACCGTCCGGTAGGACGTTTCCGGGCTCGATGACCCGCGTCTCGTCGGGATACCTGAGCCTGATTGCCGACGCCAAGAATATGTTTCCGCAACGGGGTGGCCCCATCACGACGACGGAGGTGCTACCGGATGACATTCCTGGTCATCTCGGGATTCAGTGTCTCGATGGGTTCGTGCTCTGTGCTTTCTTTGTCGAACGCGAGGAGCGCGCTCGACATGGCCCGCATCAGGGCGGCCAAGAACCCCTCGTTGTGGCTCACGGAGTCATCTCCACGTCGTCTGGCTTGACGAGAATCGCTACCTCTGCTCCGTCCTTAGGACGCTTGTAGTGTCCCGACCAGTTTCCCGGGAGATAGTCCCCGACGAGAAGTAGTCCGGAGTCACGAATCATGCGATCCAGTGCCTGCCGCGTGTACGCGACGGACCCGGACCGGAGCCTGGCGTCATCGACGTAGCATCCCTCGGAGTGCTCAATCTCAAAAGTCATCGGCTGATGCTTGGTGCGCTTTGGCCAGATGTACTGCTGTTCGTGAACTCTGCGAAGTTCGCGCGCCGATGCGATTACGTCATCCGAGTACACAAAGACAGAGGCGTACACCAGTCCCCCAGGCCGCAGAACTCTAAAGATCTCGCGCAAGTAGTGAGATACCTCGTCCTCAAACAGGTGCGTGAAGACTGAGTAAACAATCACTTTGTCAATACTTGAGTCTTCGCACGGGATTGCAAAATCAGTCGTCTTCTTGCTTCCAAGAGGGTTGTACAATTCGTGGTAGGCGTCAAAGTGCGCAAACTTGAATCGGGGGTCGCTCTTTGTCAAGTTCTTGGTGCACCACGCAATGGAGTCCTGCATGACGTCGATACCCAGGTACGAGTAAACCTGACGAGGACTCATCAGTTGGATTGCGTCTTTACCGATTCCGCAACCGATCTCCAAGACGTCGTGGGACTCGCTGAGTGATAGGAATCTCTTGTAGTTGGCAACATGAGATCTACCGGCTGACTCGAAGCCGCCAAAATCGGTTCCCGTGAGAAACAGCAGGTGGCCCGGCATTCGGTAACCCCTGAAATCGTACGACTTCCACGTTCGTGGAATCCTCAAGGTATCTCCGGACTCCAGCCTCACGTTTACCTGGCCATCAAAAGTGACGGCGCAGGCCACAGTCTCATCCACCACCTCAAGGTGATCGCCGTCCCGGAACTCGAAGTCCCGGTACTCCTCCAGCGGGACTGAGGCAACAACGGCACCGTCACGAATTACGAGTATCACGACTTCCAGACCTTGCCCTCTGGAAAAGCCTTCGCAGGGTGGTAGTACTCGTCCCACATCTCGCCCTTACTGGGAAGACGTCGACCCGGGAAGCGGGGGCTGTTGTCGCTGCTGCGACCGCTCTTCTTTCGGTACATCGTCACCGGAACGTGCGAAACGCCTTCCAGTGCGGCAGCGGCCAGGCGGTGGTTCCCTTCCCCTACGAAGGCATTGCCGTCGCCCTTGACGTCCTGGTCGACGATCAGGGGATCGACGATTCCCTTACCGGAGCGGATGTCTTCGCGAATCTTGTTGACG